TTACTACAATCTTTGCCTGTTAGAAGTCAAAATAAATATTTTTCAGAGAAATATTGCCTATTAGAAATGACTGAAATCGACAAAGAAATCCGGCAAGATTTTGCTTATGATGTTGATTTAAATTTTGATCTGTTTCATACCGCTCCAGAGTGGTCAAAAAAGCAGGCAGAAAAGTATTTAACCTTATTAAATCAAACAAAGAACTTAAAGGGAGAAGTCCTTAAAGCTTTTATCTTTCAATGGAATAAAGAAAATCCTGATCTTAAAACATCCTATTCACGGTTATTAAAAGCCAGAAAAGACTTTGAAGAAAGTGGACTTGCGTCACTTTTATCTAAACACGGCTCACGAATGGGTAAAACCAACCTGAAACCCGAATGGTTTAAGCATTTCAAAAAGCTTTATATGGTTGAAGGAGCCCCATCGGTTAATAGTTGCTGGCTGATGACGTTAGGCCATTTCAAACAGACTGAAGATATTGATCTCAACAATTTTCCGTCGGCGCAAACGTTTTATAGGAGACTTCTTAAGGAAGTGCCAAAACAATCTATTTATCTGGCCAGATTCGGTAAATCTGCCTGGAACCGTAAATACGGCAATTATGTGGATAGGGATTATTCTCAAATTGCCGCTGGCTCCTGCTGGGTGTCTGATCACGCCCAGGTTGATGTGGCGGTTCTTGATAAATCCGGCAAGGTTGTCTTTCCCTGGATCACTGCCTGGAGAGACTTTAAAACTTCTAAATGGCTTGGCTGGCTTTTACATTGTGAATCACCAAATTCAGATCATATTTTCCAGAGTTTCTACTATGCAGCCAATGAATTTGGCCTTCCGGAAGATGTGTATATCGATAACGGCAAAGACTACAGAGCAAAAGACTTTGCCGGTGGCCGGAAGGTTGAGAATGTTCTCATTGATGAGAAAAAATCAACCGCTATGCTTATGCTGTTAGGGATCAAACCTCACTTTGCCCTGCCGTATAACGCCCAGACAAAGCCGATTGAACGAGATTTTCTCAAGAATAAGGAATTTTTTAGTAAACATTTTGTTGGCTATCGGGGCGGTAATATCACGGAAAGACCGGAAAAATTAAAAACAGAGATTAAAAACGGAAAGATCATGCCTTTTGAAGAGTTTAAAAAGGTCTTTGATGATTTTGTTATAAACGTTTTAAACAAAATGCCTTCTAAGGGCAAGGTTCTCAAAGGCAAAAGCCCGGATCAACTCTTTGCCGAAGAATTTACCGTCAAGAAAACCGTCTCTCAGGACGCTTTAATGCTTTTCTGTATGAGAACTTCAAGGGCTGTAACGATCGGTCGAAACGGTGTCCGGGATTCAGCCCTACAATTCACATACTGGGCAGACTGGATGAGCCCTCTGAAAGGTGAAAAAGTTTATCTCAGGCGGGATATTAACGCCTATCAGGAAGCGTGGGTCTTCAGCGCAAAGGATGATTGTTATTTAGGCAAAGCCCGGATGGCTGAGCTTGTCCCGGCGTTAGCAAGAACAGATATTGAAAAAGCAAAACTTAAAGAAGCCATCGCTGCAAAGAACAGAGACAAGAAAATCGCTCAGGCCTATCTGGAATCAAAGAATGCTATCGATCCACTGGAAAAAATGAATATGTTGAAAGCTGGTGTGGCAGCATTAAACCCCGATACAAGCAAGCCAGACCCCAAAATTATGAAAATGCCGAACACCTTTATGGATAAAGTGATCAAACAAGAAGAGGAAAACGAAAAAGTGGGTACGTATGATCTTTCTGCGTTCGTGCGGGAAAAAGAGCCAGAGGAGCCCATTTACCTGTTTGAAACCGATAAGTATTATGCCGAGCTGGCAAAAAAGAAGGAGAGCTTATGAATAGCTTGATTTACAGACTCAAAAACCTTATGGAAGAACGCACCCTGAGCCAGGCATACATTTGTAGGGCCACAGGGTTATCCAATACCGTTTTAAGCCGGTGGTTGAGCAACACCTATGAAGGCGATGTGCAAAAGGTTTGCACCCTCATTGAAAGCTTTCTGCAACGGGAATCTGAAAAATATAGCACAAGAAAGCTTGATTTTGTGATGACCTCCGTCGCCAGAAAAGTCTTTGAAGTGGCTCGCATTGCTCATATTGATTGTGAAATTGGCGTTTGTTACGGTCAGGCGGGTTTAGGTAAAACACAGGCTGTCAAAGAATATGCCTCTCTAAATCCTGATGTCATTCTCATTGAGGCGGATTTAGGCTATACCACCCGGGTCTTATTTTCTGAGATCCATAAAAAGCTTGGCCTTGATGGTGGCGGGATGATCCATAGCCTGCTTGAAGATATCATTGCCAGGCTTAGAAACTCCGGAAGACTTATTATTGTTGATGAGGCGGAACATCTCCCTTATCGAGCTTTAGAGCTTATCCGTAGAATTCACGATAAAGCCCATATTGGTATTCTCCTTGTCGGTATGCCTAAGCTCGTTGCCAACCTGAGAGGTAAAAGAGGCCAGTATGAGCAACTCTATAGCCGTATTGGCGTTGCTGGACGGCTCAATGCGTTAAGACCGGAAGATACAGAAACCATCGTTAATTCTGTGATTAAAGAGGATCCTAAAATCTGGAAATCTTTTCATGAAGCTTCGTTGGGCAATACCAGAGTTCTAACAAAACTGTTGATGAGATCCACCCGGGTTGCCCAGATCAATAGCGTCTCTGTCGATTCTCACATCGTTCAAGAGACAGCAAAGATGCTGATCGTCTGAGGTGGCAGTGCCACTTACCCCAGAAGGGGCTTCGCCCCTTACGCCGCACAAAATAATACAGCGGCTATCCCCTATAAAAGTAGAAAGCGAGGAAACGATGAACGAACTGACGAAATTTGAGAAAGTTTTCTTCGTCCTGCTTTTAGCCCTGATGATTTTTACTTTAGGCGTTCAGATCGGTATTCACCACGGCAGAACCCTTGAAAGACAGGAAATAAACTATGATTACGAAAGGTCAAATTAAAAAGATAAAAACACTCATCAGTCGGTTAGGCTTTGATGACGAGCTTTATCGAGAGCTTTTGATGTCCTATTTCAGCACAGATAGCTGCAAGAAACTCTCCAAAGAGGAAGCTGCCAATCTCATCAACAGTCTGGAAAATCATGCTCAATCTACCGGCAACTGGGCTAGCTACAACAATAAAACCAGGTATAATGAGCTTGAAAACAGGCAAAACATGGCTACACCAAGGCAACTCAGAAAAATCGAGGCCATGTGGAAGGATGTTTCCTACCATGCCGATGACCCATCCCGGAAAGCCGGATTAAGGCAGTTTCTGGAGAAGAAGTGCGGCGTGAGTGACCTCAAGTTTCTCGATAAAAAACAGGTACAAAAAATCATTCTCATTTTGGAAGATATGCAAGCAAGGAAAGGAAAACGCTATGGAAAATGTTAAAAATCACGTTCTGGAGCTGATGACAGAAGAATCCTGCAAGATAACAGCCAGCCTTAATGAGGCAAAACTCAAGTTTGCCAATGCGCATCTGAATGATGAAGATTGGTCTGTGCGTGGCGTACACGAAAGAAGCTGCCAGATCTACAAAGGGCAACTGGATCTTCTGGAAAAATTAGCAAATCAGGTAATGAGTATAGGAGCATAAAATGGCAAGAAAGAAGGAATCCACCTATTCAAGCTGGGAAGAAGTCAATTTAGCACTCAGACGTATGGGCGAGATTGACATCCTGGTGAATAAGCTACAAGGCAAGATGACACTTAAGATCAATGAAATCAAGGCTGACTTCGATGGAAAATCGCAGGGGCTTCTGGCTGAAAGAAAAGAGATCGAGAAAAACATCACTTTGTTTACGGATACCTGCAAAGATGAGTTTGCCAAAACAAGGCATAAGGATCTCACGTTCGGGAAGGTGGCTTACAAGGTCACCAGCCGGATTATGATTAAAAGCAAGGATGCCTGCCTTGCGGCCCTGAAGGCTCTCAAGATGACTGATTACATCAGGATCAAAGAAGAGCCTGACAAAGAAGCGATGGTCGACCTCGATCAGGTGACGCTGGCCAAAGTTGGGGCCTCTGTCAAAGTGGAGGACAAATTGAGGATCGAACCAAATCTGGAAATGCTAAAAGAGCTGGTCTAAAAGCGAAGTGGGTGAAAGCCCACTTTTTTGTTAACTATTTAACCGCCCAGGGGGATTTTATGACAGCAGATGACCTTTTCGAGATACTCACCCGCAATATTTCCATTGATGACCTGCCGGAGGATTTAAAGTTTATCGCTACCTTTTGCGGGATGGATGTGGCATTGTCACTGATGAAAAACGCCTCCGGGATGAATTTTACAATACCGAAGAATGCTTTGAATGACTTGAAGAAAAGTTATATCGTTAAACACTATGACGGCAGACGTGCCCGGACGCTAGAAATATGCAGAACCTGCGATGTGACCGAGAGGTATGTCCGCAAGGTGATCAAAGCCCACAGGGATAAGAGAAAACTTTCCTAACCATATGCTTACTTTACTCATTATAAAAACTAATATCCAAAAAGATTATTATTTACTATAATAAACAGAATAGTTAGAAAAGTAGTAAA